GCCCAGACCTTCACTGACGGCGGTGTTGACGACCCACGCGATGTGCGCGCGGACCGCAGGCAGCGCGGCGCGTGCGGCGCCGAGCCCGGCCAGCAACTGCGGCCAGCGTCCGGCACGGTCGGGGTGGAGAAGGAACAGGGCCCGGTCGCGGCGCTGCGCCACCATGTCGGTGATGCGGCGGGCTTCAGCGAGGAGCGTCCGGCCCGCGGACGGTGTGCGGACGGTGTGGCGGCGGCCGGACGCGGCCCGCACAAAGTCGGTGCCCTGTTGCACGCCGAGGGCAAGCGCGTCACCGAGAGCACCGGTGAGCGCGGTCGATGCCCGGGGTGTGAGGCCGTCGAGGATCCGGCGGACCGCGGCGCGCGCGGCCGCGAGGATGCGGCGGAGCACGTCACCGGTTGCAGCCGGCCGGTCAGGGCCACCAAACGCTCGGACCCAGGCGGCGAGGGTCCGCCTGATCAGCGCCTCGAACGCAGTCTCGCTGTCGCCGAACGCATCCTGCGCGATCCGGCCTTCGAGGCCGATGACCTCGCCGGTGTGATCCTCCTGCACAAGGCGGGCCAGATGCTCACTGCGGTACGCCATCAGCCCTCCTCCTGCGCCCCGGCCAGCACTTCAAGGTCGGACAGGGCGCCGGCGAGGAGACCACTGACCTGGTCGCTGCTGATGACGCCGAGGGTGGCGGCGGCGCCAAGCTTCTGTGCCGAGTCCGCGAGGGAAGCAAGGATGTCGATGCGCCGCTGGAGTTCCGCGTCGTCCACGCCCGACAGCCACTTGTCGACCTGCTCCGCCCGATAGCCGGCCTCCATCAACGCCTGACGGCGCGGAACCCCAGCCTCGATCTTCGCCTTGACGGTCTGCCAGCCCTCCACGGACGACACCGAGCGGGCTGGCACCCAGTCCACCGTGACAACCGGCTCCTCAACACCGAGACGCCGCAGCGCGAACACGAACGCGGCGTGCGCCTCCGCACCGTAGGAGGTCTGCCGGTCCTCGATCTTGCTGATGAACGGGCTGTCCTCCTCCTGGAAAGACACACCTGACCGTTGACTGGAGGACTGCGGGTCGAACATGCGCAGCGGGGTTTCCGTGATCTGCGCCATCGCCTTCACATTGAACGTGATCGGGTCGAGGAACACGTCCGGGTCCGCCGCGTTGAACTGGCCGACCGCCTTGTAGCCGCGGAGCAGCCACATCTCACCCGGGCCAGCTTTCAGGCTGCTGTCGTCGCCGGAGTCGGACGGGCCGGCCCCGTTCTCGTCGAGGGGCCAGTCGCCGTCGTCGAAGTCCCCCGGTTCCAGGTCGGATGTGTCGGTGGTGGACGTCTCCGTCAGCGCGTACCGCTGCGGTGCGCCCTGGTAGTCGACCGTCCCCATATGGGTGGCCTGAAGCTTGGTGATCGCATTCTGGGGGCCATAGGCACCGTAATGCTCGGGCACTCCGTAGGGCCGGTCGGTGCGGAAATGGAAGACGGGCTGCTCGCCCCACTCGTGGTCGATGGTCCATGAGTCGGGATCCGGGGCGCTACCGTCGTCGGTCTCCGCGAGCCAGTGCAGCCAGTCGTTGGGCTTGTCGCCGGTGGAGTTCCTGCCGGTTGTCCACCGTTCGATGCGGTCGTCGTAGTAGATCTCGGCCCGCAGGTAGGGCCCGTCACACCACTTCTTGATCGTGAACGCTTTGCGGCGCGGGTTGTCCTCGGCGTAGACGACGCGGACGGTCTGCGGCGAGTTGTAGAACATCTCGACCCGCACGACCTGGCCCTTGTCGTCCTCGACGGGCAGGACCATCAGGTAGGCGTCGCCGAACTCGCCGGCCCGGCGGAACAGGTTCTTCATCTCCAGGTTGAGCTGGTTGTCTTGCCAGATCTTGGAGATGAGCGTGTTCGTCTGCTCGTCGGGGCTGGTGATCGACGCGATCTTCAACCGGTTCGTGATCGCGTTGACCGGGGTCTTGGCGAAGTTGAGGTCGAAGTCGATGTTGTGGACGGCGAGAGCGCGGCGCAGGCGAAGGCTGGTGAAGACCTCTGGGACCTTGCCGTCGTAGTACACCTGCGCCTGGTCGTAACCGGGCCGGGCCTCGGTGAGTTCCGCGATCCCGTACATGAGGTCGGCGCGCGGGTCGACCGACTCGTCATCCAATGCGACCTCCCAGCCGGAACCTTTGAATCGAAGGATAGACGGTCGCCGCAACCACTACATCAACTAGTCAGGGTTGCTCCAACCTGCGAACCGCAGACCGTCATGTGTAGGAAGCCTTCGACGCCGACGGTGCAGGCTTCTTCTCCGGAGGAATGAATCTTCTGATTGCGCTCCCAGCAGCGTCGACGAGGTCGTCGTTGGGAGCCTTCGGGAAGGCGCACATCTGCTCCTCCAACTCCCGCAGCCGCCGCGCATGCAGAACGCGGCCGCGCTGGTAGTAGCCCAGGACGCCTTCCGCGCGCACGAACTTCGGCTCCGTCTGCGACACCGGCTTCACCTTCACCGGCATGCCGTGCAGGATCGCCTTCCACACGTCGTGCCCCTGGTTCACCTCAACCAGGATCAGCCCGATCCGTGGCCACTCATCGAGCAGTGCCAGCACCCGCTCCCGCAGCTGCTCACCCGGTGGAATCTTCACTGCCAATGCTTCATGCACGGTGCAGCGGCGGGTCTGCGCAGACCACGACACGACCGCCAGGCCGGTGAAGTCGCTCTTCCTCTTGGCCGTGACTGCGGGGTCGATGGACAGCATCATGTGCGTGACCGGGTCGGGGCCCTCATCGCTGGGGTAGCGGAAGTCTTCCGGGGTCCACAAGTCGCCGTCGGCGCCCATTGGGTCGTTGGCGTAGTTCTTCGCGAACGATCTCGTGTGCTCGATCGACTTCAGGTAGGCGAGCGGCCACTTCGCCGGCCACACGCTCCGCTCGTATCCCCCGGCCGTTTTGATGATCGGCGGGGTGTAGTGCGCGGCGAAGCCCTCGTCGCGGATCCACTCGGCGGTCTCAACACCGCGGGCATGCTTCACCAGCTGGTGCACGATGCTTCCTGGAAGCGTGACGGTCCCGGAGATGACGACGCGGGCGTACACGTTGAGCGGGAGGATCGCGTCGACGAGGGTGGTGCGGCGTTTCCGTGCGAGTTCAGGCCCGTAGCTGCTCTCATCTGGTTCGATGTCGTCGCACAGGATGAGGTCAGGGCGCTGCTCGCCGACCTTCATACCGAGGTTGCTGGAGTCGATTCCGCGAGCGGTAAACACGAACCCGGACTCCGCCATGTACATGGACTGGGTATCCGCGATGTTCGTGCCCGAGGGCCGCTTGGCCGGCGTGCAGAGCTTCGGGTAGTCGCGGCGCAGCTGGGTGTTCGTGTCGATTTCGCGCTTGAAGGTGGACAGATGCGTCTGCGCCGGGCCGGCTGCCATGGCGAACGCGGCGGCGAACTTGATGTGTCCGTGCGCGGCCGCCCACGTCGGCAGGATGAGGAACCACCACGTCGATTTGCCCATGTTGCGGGGGGCGATGTAGGCGTGCCGGTTCTCGCCGGGGCCGGTTGGCGGGCGGATCCAGTGGCGGGCGGCGCGGCACCAGTCGAGGTGGGCGTCGCCGAAGGTGATCCGACCTTCCTCGTCGCGCAGGTGGTGGCGAAGGTAGATGAGGGCGAAGAGGAGCGGATCAAGGCGGGTGAGGGTACGCCGGCCTTCGGGGTCCGCGAGGATCCGCGGGTCGAACTGGGCGAGGTACGCGTTGAGGTCGAAGGTCTCGGCGTCGAGGCTTTCGAGGTAGCCGGTGCGGGTTGCGGTCGTCACGGTCAGCCCTCGCCCAAGTCCCGGTCGTCGAGGTTGACGATCAGGCTGGTTTCGGCTGTGCGTCGTTCGCGGCCGTCGAGGCTGTGGTGGATGGCGATCCAGCCGATCGAGCCGTCGGTGCCCTCTACGGGCTTTGCGGTGGGCCCGCAGATGCAGCCCTCGTCGGTGCTGGTGTCGTGGTCGACAGCATCGCCGACGGGGACGACGTGAAGGTCAGCCATCGGCGCCGTCCCGGAGCGCTTCCTCCTGGGCGGCGACGCGGGCTTTGGCGTCGCGGAGCATCTCCTGGAGCTCCAGGTCCTGCTGCGTGACTTCGTGGACGGTGGCGTCGACCTTGACTGCGGCTTCGATGCCGGTGAGTTTGGCGCGGCGTTCGGCGTTGTGGTTGCGTGCGGTTTCGATCTTCACGAGGCGGTCGATGGCTTGGAGGATTGGCGCGTCGTCCTGCATGGGCAGTTCGGTGTCGGGGTGAATGATGACGCGCCCGTTGCTCACGACGATGTGGTCCGCTTCCAGAACCTTGCGGGCTTTGGCTTCGAGGCCGTTGAGGCGGACGAGTTGGGCGTCGAGGCGCTCCAGCTCGATGCGGATGAGTTCCTCGCCGGGCTCGCGGATGACTTCCTTGCGGACGGCGCGGAGGGCTTCGGTGACGGCGTTGTTGCTGGAGTAGCCGAGCTTTTCTCTGATCTGGGCGTGACTGTAGCCGTCGATGCGGAGTTGGGCGGCTTGGGCGTTGCGTTGTGCGGTGGCGAGGCTGGGGACGTAGCGGCCGTTGCTGCTGCGTGAGTCTTGGTGGGGGTTGCCTGGGCTGCCCATGGTGGATGCCTCCTTCGCCTTGTACCTTTGAATCGTAGGCCAGGATGCCAAATCGGCTTTGATTCGAGCGTGAGGCGGTGGAGGGATTGGTCTCAGACAGGGGTGGACGCGAGAGGCGAGCGGGACTCAACTACCCCATCAATACCGGAAGTTACGGCATCAATGTGCCGCTCACCAGGTAAAATAGACAAAAAAGGACCCCGGCGACGGCGCCAACCGACCCGGGGTATGGCCGACTGTGTAGGAGTCGACATGAGCAACGTAGTCCAGCCTGCCCTTTTCGGGGAAGCCTGCCTAACGACGGCACCCCGAAGGCGTTGGAAGAGGCCATCGAAAGTCCGTTCCGTCACCGCATCCTGCAAGACCTGCTTGGAGCCCTACACCTATCAGAAGGTGCGTCGCGCTCAGGCATTCTGCTCGGAGATCTGTCGCACGATCAGCTTCCGTTACAGCAAGATTCTGGCCTCCCACTGTTGCCGCATCTGCGGCGAGTGGTTTCCCTCGACGCAGCGGGGCACGCTGTACTGCGGCACCAGGTGCCAGGGCGTTGCAGCAAAGCAGAGGGCCGCGAAGGTGTCCCACTGTAAGGGCTGCTCGAAGCCGTTCATTGTGGCCACGTTCGACCGACGACTCTTCTGTACCCCTGCTTGCCGATACGCCTACGAGCGCGACCGGGCGTGCTCTGGATGCGGGGTCACGATCACGACCAACAGCCCCCGTAGGAAGTGGTGCGTCAACTGTGAAAGCACGTACCACCGCGACGCGCTCGTCCGCGCCGCCCGGGTGGGTTGGGACCGGCTCGACTACGACCTCCGAAACGCTTACGCCGATCTCGTTCGGATGATGCCCTGCGTGTATTGCGGGTGTTCACCGAAGGGCGCAACGATGCACGCCGACCACGCGATCCCGTTGTCGCGCGGCGGCTCAGATGCTTGGCACAACCTGGTGCCTGCGTGTGAGCCGTGCAACCTGAGGAAGCACGCGAAGACGCCAGAGGAGTTTCTGGCGTCATTGGGAGGTGATCAGGGAGTCATGGTTTCCGACAAGGGTGGAAAGTACGGCTTCGTTTAAGGTCTACAGAACCCGCCAGTCCGTTTACCGCGCGCTGCGCCGTAAGGGCATGTCGAAGTCCCGCGCAGCCCGGATCTCCAACGAGGGCAGGACGCACGCCGCCCGCAGCCTCATGTCCCGCAAGGCGGCGCGGACACGGCAGGCGCGGGGGCGCAAGAACCGCTGAGGGCGGGCAGCGAGAAGCCCCGGGAGTTGGGCACCCCCGGGGCTTCTCGCATGTACAGGCCCGCGTCGGCCTACTGCTGGGGCGGGTACTGGTTGGGCGGGTATTGCCCGGGTGGGGGCTGCCAGCCTTGTGGCGGTTGCCCGTATGGCTGCTGGGGTGGCATTGCGGGCGGGCCGTAGCCGACGACGGTCTTCTTCCGGCCCATGATGGCGGCGATGGGCCAGCCGGTGATGGCCCACATTCCGCAGGTGATGATCGATAGGAAGATGTGCAAGCCGTGGTTGGCGCCGCGTTTTTCGGTGTAGCGGTGTGGTGGCGGGTAGGCCATGGTGTGTCCCCTGTATGCGGGTTGTGGTGCGGGGAGCGTAGGCCGGGTGTGTGCGGCTTGTGGGGGTTGTGACGGGGCTGTGACCGGATCGGGTGGTGTGGGCAGCAGAAAACCCCGACCCGGGGCGGGTCGGGGCTACGGCGGGCGGCGGGTCAGTCTTCGTCGGGCCAGACGATGCGCGGCACGACCTTCTCGGCGCGGCCGTCGCGGATGACGACGCGCCACAGGTCGCCGTTGTCGTCGCCCTTGCAGTCGAGACGCCCGGTGAACGTGTGGTCGGGGAACGTGTCGATGGCCTGCTGGACGTGGTCGACGAGCTTGTACGCCTTGTACCTCTCGTCCCAGCTGGGGATGAGTGCGGGTGCGGTCTTCCGCATGAGGGGGCCGTCGTCGGTGTCCACGGTCTCAGCCTCCACGCGCAGCTTCACGTCGAGGTCGTCGCCCGCGAAGGGGCTGTCCTTGAACTCGCGCCAGGTGAGCGGCGGCTCGATGCGGATCTCTCCGTCGACGGACGTGTTGTAGCCCATGGGGTTCTCCTTGGTGGCGGGTTCGAGGCGGCACGGTCAGGCAGGAGGTCAGAATGCCTCGGTGCGGAAGGCATAGCCCGATGGCTCGTGCGTCAAGGTCACGCCGAGCTCCGCGTCCCGCAATTCGCGGCCGAACGCGAGCCCGGCCTTACCGAAGGCGATGTTCTTGGCGGCCAGCACGCGCAGAGCGGAGAGCGCGACGGCGTGTCGAGTCGGCAGGGGCTCAGTGCTGGAGTGCGCCTGTGATCCGTTCGGGCGGGTCACGATGAGGCGGTAGGTCATGTGGTTCATCCTGTCGTGGTCGGGCGGGCGGCGGGGGTCAGGCGTCGGTACGGGTGGTGTTCTTCCAGGCATTGCGCTCAGAGCGCTTCACCCGGCGGCGGGCGGTCTTCCGGCCACGGCCGGGCGGCTGGCCGCAACAGCGGCAGTCGCGGCCTCCGGGACCGTCAGGGCAGTTGCGGCCGATCATGCGAGGCATCAGGGTCTCCGGGCAGGTCAGTTGGCGATGGCGTCGAGCGCGGCCCGAACGGTGTCCCGGTCGTGCGGCCCGTCGGGGCGCGGCGTACCAGCGTGGTCGGCGGCAGCATCCATGTCCGCATGCGTGACCGCATCCGAGTCGGTGCGGCCGTGGGCGGCGAGCGCGGTGGCGATGAGGTAGGCGGCGTAAGCGGTCACGGCATCTCCTTGTGGTGCGTGCTGCCGTCGGCGGCCCTAGAGGGTGGCGAGCAGCCAGTCGTCGGTGAACGGGACGTGGGTGATGCCGGCTTCGTGGGCCGCGGCGACACGGTGGTGGCCGTCGGCGAGGTAGCGGCCGTCGGGGCCGGTGCGGATGACGAGCGGGCTGGTGACGCCGTCGCGGCGGACTGCGGCGAGGAGGGCCGGGTAGTGCGGGGAGTGGCGTTTCGTGGGCAGGGTTGCGGCGACGGTGGCGCTGTTCTTGCTGTCTGGGGAGATGAGGGCGAGGACCTCGATGACGGGGATCGTGCCGAGCATCCCGTGCTCCTAAGCGGCGAGGGCGTCGGCGAGGATCTCGACGCGGCGAGCGATGGGGCAGTCGACGGGGTAGAGCACGGTGACCGTGGCGAGGCCGACCGTGGTGCGCGCCTTCGACTCATCGGCGGCCGGGCGCGGGACCAGGTAGGCGGTCCGGTGGATGGAGTACGAGATCAGCCGGTCGAGGCGGAAGGAGCGCATCTCGCGGGTCTCGCGGTCCATGGCGCGGAGGACGATGTGGCCGGCGTCGGTGACGATGATGTTGAAGATCTCGATCGTGCGGGTGGTGGGGATGAGCCGGCCGGTGCGCTTGCCGTTGTCGTCCTTCTCTTCCTTCAGCGCGGTGATCGTCACCGGGTGCTGGCGGTCGGTGGCCTTGATGAGGCGGGTGAGGGTCTGGGTGGTGGTCTCGTTCGCCGTGTGCCTCATCTGGTGCCCCCTCGTTGCGCTTCCCTGTTGCGATACAAGGTAGCGTTACACTACTGGGAAGCGCAAGAGGTTTGCGCTACTGTGTTGCGCATGGATCGGATGACCAAGCTCGATCAGGCCGCAGAGCGGTACCGCGAGGCCAAGGAAGCATTCGAGGAAGCGCGAACCGAAGCCGTGATGGCCGTCGTCGACGCCCTGCGCGCCGGCGAGCGACCGACCGACGTGACAGACCACTCGCCCTTCACACCTGCCTACGTGCGCCGCGTCGCCCGCGAGAACGGCATCGAGCCTGCAAAGCCAGGACCGAAGAAGGGGATTGCGCAGTGAGCCGGACAGCCCTCTACCGGGCGTGCGGAGCAGACGGAGCGCTGCTGTACGTGGGGGTCACGAACGACACGCGAGCCCGTTGGAAGCAGCACGCCAAGGACAAGCCGTGGTGGCCGTTGGTCGACTACGTGGACTACCGCTGGTTCTCCACCCGTCCTGAGGCGGAGCTGGCCGAGCAGTTCACCATCGCGCGGGAGTGTCCGCCCCACAACCGGAATATGCCGCCGTGGCGCGCGCCGATGCCGACCGAACTGGTCGACAGGTGGCGGGAGTCGTTCGACAGCGTGGCGGAGTTGGTCTTCGACGCGCTCGCGGGCGGCGCAAGCCTTGATGCCGTAGCCGAAGCTGCAGACTGGCACCCTCGCTACATCGTGCGGCTCGGACTGCAGCGACACGTGCCATGGGCGTCGGAGTACGTCGCCCGCATCCGCGACGGGAAGGTGAAGCCCTCGTGATTGCCGATCTGTACGTGGAAGAAGCCGACGCCCCCGTGGCGTTCGCCTTCCGGCAAATGGGCGGCGTCGACGGCGAGGTGACCGTGAGCGTGATCGATGCCGACGGAGTCACCCACACCCCCAGCCGAGACGACATGCGACACCCGGACACCGGCTTCCTGCTGGAGATTCGGGTGAGCCTCGACCCGGACTGGGCATACCCGGCGCGGGTGATGCTGCACTGGGCGGAGGAGCGCCCGGTGGGCAGCGAGGAGAAGACCACATGAGCACTGTCGACGACCTGCGTGCCGCGTCTGCCGAGGTGCGGAAGTACTGGGGTCTTCCCGTCGCCGCGCCCGTTGCCGATCTGCTCGACTTCGAGGCCGATCTGATCGAGCGGGTTCCAGGCAGCGAGATGCGGGGGCGTAGCAGTCTGCTGCTCTCCCTGGCCCACGAGATCACCAAGGGGACCACCGGATGAAGGTCAGATACCGCACCGAGTCCGGCGAGTCGACGGCTTATCTGGACGACGGAGAGAGCGACACCCGAACGGGCACCGACAAGTACACGGACGAACCGCTGACTGTCCGGTGGGACGGCTCGAAGTGGGTCGAGGTCAGCAGCGAGGAGACGACCGCATGACTGAGACGTGCACCGCCACAATCAACGATCGACGCCGAGGCTTCCAGCGCTGTGCCCAGCCTGCGGGGCACTACAACGAGGCGGATGAGCCCGATGTCCTGGCTGGCGACCAGCCCCGCGGATGGCATCGGTCCGAGACGGACGCGGATGGCAACTGGACTACGTGGGCGGACTGGGCGGACGGCGCGACACCGCACAGCGCGGGCTCGGCGAGCAGCGAGGAGAAGAGCGGATGAGCGCGCGCGAGGACCTGCTCGCAGCAGCCATGTACGGCCACAGCCGAGCGGAAGCGGAAGGGCTCATCGAGGCGTTCACGCACGAGCTGGCGGAGCAACAGCGGGTTTACGCCCGAGAGGTTGGCGTGCCGCTGGAAGACGGGGACGTTGTGTCGGCGGGCGACGTCATCGACCTGATCGACCCGCACGTTGCGGGCAGCGAGGAGAAGACCGCATGAGCGAGCACAAGCAGCTGACCGTCAGCGCATACCCCATCGGGGAAGTCCGCCTGTCCGCGACTCTCTTCCCCGAGGAGGTGCGACACGGCGCTTACGTCCGTGGCCTCAGCGCCGCGGGCGCCCGTGCGCTGGCAGCCGAGTTGCTCCAGGCAGCAGATGAGGTCGAGCAGGATCCCAGCGCGGGCCCGGCGCGCCCGGTGGGCAGCGAGGAGACGAGCGCATGAGCGAATTCACTGACGACGCCCTCGGCCGCTACCTCAACCAGCAGCCCGGTAGGCGGCAGGCGTTGCTCCACGACCCGGCCCAGCACATGCAGGTCGAGGCGCTGAGGCGCACGCTGTGCATGGTCGAGCGCGCCATGATCGAGGAAGGACTGCCGGACGACGTGCAACGGCGGGTGGTGAACCGGGTCGTCTGGGGCGAGCCCGAGGGGTACGTCGACGTGCGGGCCCGGGTGCAGGAGCAAGTGCTCGCCGCTTACGACTTGCCGACCGAACTGACCGACGAGTGGAAGGCGCTCCACAACAACGCGGGTCCGGTGCGTCCGGGCGAGGAGACCACGTGACCGATGCGCCGAGGAGCCCGCTCGGCCCGGCCGGCAACAACGTGCGGCGCAACGTTCGGCGCCTCCGCGAGCAGCACCACTGGGGTTACCAAGACGTGGAGGAACGCCTCGCGCGGGCGGGCCGCGCGATCTCCGTCCTCGGACTGAGCGCGATCGATACCGGGGAACGCCGCGTCGACGTTGACGACCTCGTCGCACTGGCAGCGGTCTTCGACACTGGCATCGAGGAACTGCTCCTGCCGCCCGCGGACTGCAAGACCTGCCACGGCGCGCCGCCGACCGGCTTCATGTGCCTGGAGTGCGAGACCAGCGGGTTGCCCGTCGGCTGAGCCCACCGCATGACGAAGGCCCCGCCCGGAGCGATCCGGGTGGGGCCTTCGTACTGCCTGGTCTACAGGTTCGTGGTGTTGCTGCCGAACCAGCTGGCGTGGTTGTGGACTTCCTGCCGGACGTTCGTCACATGCCGCGGCCCGAACGCCCTGACGGCAAGGAGCAGGCCGACGAGGATCGCCAGCCCGGATGTCCCCATCATCGCGATGCCCGCTGCCAGCTGGTTGAGGCCGAACCCGACCCCGGCGCCGACCGCTCCGGTGCCGATACCAGCGGCAAGGATGCGCTGCGCGAGCGGGTCTAGGACGGGCTGTGGGGTGAGGTCCCGCGGCGTAGTGGGAGCGGCGGGCTGGAGGGATGAGCGGCGCACGGCAACCGACCGGTTCGGATCGTAGGGGTCGGGGACGTGGACGATCGGATCCGACTCGTCGTACAACTCCACCACGGCCGGCCGCGCCATCGGGTTGGGCTGGGCGTAGCGCTCATAGCGCTCGGGCACGGACATGGATCCCTCTCACGCTGCTTTCGCGTACTTGGCCAGCGCGAACAGCTGCGCCCGACCGTGCTTGCCGATCTCGATGACCCAGCCGGATCGTCGCCACTGCTGTAGCGGGCCGTCGACCGAGGTGCGCGCGTTATAGCCCGGCATACCGAGCGCCACAAGGTCGTTGATCGTGAACCCGCCGCCGCCGGCCCGGTCCATTGCTTCCCACAGCTGCACCCTGTTGTCCGGGATCCGCGACCCGTCCGGGAACGTCGGTACCGAACGCAGGCGCGGCCGGCCTCCCCCGTCAGGGTCGGGGTCGGGCTGGCTGGCGCCAGGTAGCGGGACTCGGGCGCCGGGCCGGTCGACCCACAGCTTGCGGGCGTAGTCGATGACCGGCCGCCGGTCGTCCGGCTCGAACGGGAACGTCTGCACCTTCCTCGGCCGCGAGCCGTCTTCCAGGAGCCACGCGGATCCCTTGTCGGTCTCACCGAACAGGTGCGGGGTCGCTCCGCGGGCAGCCCAGCCCTGGCCGAGGATCGTGTCCGTCATCTGCGGTGTGGTGGTGGCGAGGGCGACCCGCTGCCCGCACACGTCCCGGATCTGCGAGGGGACGACCTTGTCCTCCGGCTTCTGCGTCGCGAGAACAACGGCGACGAGGCAGGCGGGGCCACGGGAGACGACGTCCCGCAGCACGGACACGATCTTCCCTCGGAGCTTGCGGTCCGGGATGTCGATGAACGCGGCCAGCTCGTCGACGATCAGCCCGATGGGTTCCCAGTCGTCACCGGGTGCGGCCTTGGTGCGGCCTTCCTCGACGAGGCGGGCGTACCGGCCGTCGATCTCTGTCTGCAACTCCAGGAGTTTGGCGAGGAACACCTCGGGGTCGCGGCCGATGAAGTCGTCCTCGCGCTGGCACAGCGGCGCCCACAGCGACAGCTCGACGAGCTTGGCGTCCGCGAGGATCAGCCGCGCCTTGGACAGGGCGAGGTGGGCGACGATCACCGACAGCAGCACGCTCTTGCCCATGCGCTGGAGACCGGCGATGAGGATGCCGGCGCGGGCGAGGAGGTGGAGGTAGACGCTTTCGCCGGTCTCTACGTCGAGGGCGGCGAGGAGCGGCTGCCACGGGTCCCACTCGCCGAGATGCTGCACGAGCGGGTGAGCGTCGGGAATCTGGATTTCGGCGCGCGGCGGGGCCGGCGGGCGGGCGGTCACGATCAGGTGGTGTGAGGCGCCGCCGTCTTCGGCTTCCAGTGTCCAGCCGGGCGGGAGGCGGAGTGCGGCCTGGAGGCGTGCCAGCCGCTGCGCGCTGCCAGCGATGTCGCGGGCGCTGCTGCCAACGGGCAGGGACAGGATGGCGGTCCATGATCCGTCGGGGTGGCGGAGCATCTGCTCCAGGCTGGCGCCAGGGGTGCCAGTGGCGGCGAGTGCGCCTGCCACGTCGTCGGGTGCCAGCGTGATGCCAGCATCTACGGGGGCCTGGTTGCCTGTCTTGGCTGCCAGCTTGTCGCGGTCGAGGAGGTGGCGGGCCAGCCACTGCCAGTAGGGGACGCTGGCGCCCACGGCGCCAATGCATCCGATCGCCAGTCCTGGCAGGGAGGGGTCTGCCACCTGCCATGCGGACCAGGTGAGGGTGCCGCCGACGAAGGTGCCGCCGTAGAGCGCGGAGTGGTTGCGGACGCCGAGCATTGCTGCGCCGATGGTTCCGGCGATGGCGACGACGCCGGTGGCCCCGTAGGCGAGGGGTTCACGCCATGTCACGTCGGTGAGGAGGTGTTCGGTGTAGATCCACGACCCCCACGCGGGCGCCGCGCCTACGGGCAGTAGATACCGCCAGTGGCCTGCGAGAACGCCTCGCAGCCGCTTGAGGTGACGTGACGTGTTGCGGGCCGGGAGGGGCCCGTATGCGGTCTTCCAGACGTTCGGCGCGTCACTCACGGCACGTCACCTCAGGCGCTTTTCAGGACGGGGGCGAACTCGTCCCGGTAGTCGGGGTGCTTCTCCAGCTCGTCGCGGAGCTGCTGGCCGCGGGACCGGGAGACGCCGAGGGCTTCGCCGAGCTTCGCGGAGGACGGCCGGCGAATGTTGAGGCTGGCGCGGAGTGCGCGGTAGGCGGCTGCCACCTCGTCGAGGTCGCGGCCCGTACTGGTGTCGCTGGCGCTGGCAGGGGTGGCGGGCTGGTCGGGTGCGGTGGCTGCCAGCGGGGTCTGTGCTGGCAGGGCGGAGCTGGCAGTCTGCTGGCGGCCCTCGCTGGCAGGCGCTGGCACCTGGCTGGCAGGCGCGGCTGGCAGCGCGCTGGCGGTCTTCCTCGCTGGCACTGGCGGGCTGGCAGGAGCGGCGCCAGCGGACTGCCAGGGTGATGCCAGTTCCACGGTGGCAAGAGCGGAAGCGTGGCGGCGGGCAGCTAGCAGTTCCAGCAGACGCGACCGCTGCTCCGGGCTGGCACCGACCTGAGCGTGGCCGACCGCCACCGACAGGCGACGAGAGAGGCGGCGCCCACGCCAGCCCTGCCGCGTCTTCGCGTCGAGGCCGGCGAGGCGCGCGGCCAGGGAGACCGCCTTCACCGTCCATCGGTCGCGGGCGATCTGCTCGGCGCTCCGGTCCCGAACCGTGAGGCCGAGGCGGGACAGCATCCGCTCACGCGCCTCGCGGGCGAGGACGGCGGGCAGGGACTGGGACTCGGCGTCAGGCTGGCCGTGACGCAGTTCGATGCCCATGGCGAAGTGCCACAGCAGGCCTGAGAGGACAGGCCCGAACACGGCTCGGACAATTCCGCCGAGGAGGCCGGACTCGGCGAACGCGGGGACGATCTGCACGCTGGTGATGCACCACACGAGGATCCCGGGAAAGCCGGCAGCCTGGCGGGTGCGGATGTTGTGGCGGGCCATATAGGCGCAGGCGAACAGGGCGAACTCTCCGGCGGCGAACATGATGGCGCGCTCGGCAAGGTCGTGCATGCCGAGGTGGTCGCGGGCGAATCGCCATGAGGTGTCGCCGCTGTAGGCGGTGCAGAGGCCAGCTGCGAGCGCGGCAACGATGACGGCAGCGGGGGGGCGGTCGGAGGCGGCCCGGGGTGGGGCGTCGCGGATGGTGCGCCATAGGCGGATGGCGGCTACCGCGGCTACCAGGGCGACGGCTACGGCCACGAGGCTGTGTGGTGTCAGCTCGGGCAGGTTCGTCGGGATGGTCACGGTCGTTGCCTCCGGTGGCGGGGTGCGGGTTGGTCGGCGTGCCGGTGGTTCAGTGGCGAGCGGTGGCGCGTGCGGGGGGTCGGTGGGTGCGGATTTGGTGGACGACGTAGATGGCGCCGGCGGTGAGGATGGCGGGGCCGGGCTGGGCGGTGGCTGCGTCGGTTGCGCCTTGGACGATGGCGAGGATGAGCGCGGTGCCGAGTTCTGCCATGTGGCCGACGGCTTCGGGGTGCATGGCGGCGATGATGATCAGGGAGGTGATGAGGAGGTTGCGGATGAGGTGGTCTTGGCGGCGGCGTGGCATCGGGGGCTCCCGGGTGGGGTGGAGGGCTGGGGTGGTGCTGCGCCGGTTCTCCACGGGCCCCGTGCGAGACGGGGGCCGCAGGCAGCCGGTCAGCGCTTCGGGATGTCCTCGCCGACCTTCACGTAGTCGACGCGGCCGTCGGACCAGACGACGCGGCTGATGGGCGGCTTACGGTCGAGGTGGAGCATGTCCTCGACGACGTGGGGCTTGGCTGGTCCGGACTGCTGCTGGGGCTGCGAGGTCTTGCGGCTGAACAGGCCCACGGTGGGGTTCCTCTCGGATCGGGTCGGGTGGGGGTGCCGGGCTGGCGGGGACGGGAGGATGGGGTTACCGCCAGCCCGGCGGTTGGTGGGGTGTCAGGTGCGGCGTGCGGCTTCGTTGCGCATCCACCGCTGCAAGTCCTGCTGCTGCTCGATGGCCCCGACGCGGAGGCCCCCGTCGCCGGCCATCTCCTGGGCGCGGATCAGGTCGGTGTTGATCTGTCGGGCGGCGGCGCGGAGTTGGTCGGCGGTGTAGTCGTCGTAGTTGCGGCCGGGGTAGTGGTCGCCCATGGCGGGTCCTTTCAGCGGAGGGTGGTGGCGAGGGCGATGCAGGTGGTGAGGAAGGCGATGGCGGCGAGGGTGCGGGTGATCGCCGGGCGGGGGCGGATCATTGCGCGGTCTGCCGGGGGAAGGGGTGTTCGGCGAGGTGCGTGGTGAGTGCGCGGCCGCTGGCGGCGGTGGCGGGGTGGCGGAGGCTGGCGCACAGGTTGCAGGCGCGCGGGGCGTGCTTCTCGGGCTGTGTAGTCACCGGGTCACCGCCGTGCTGAGCGTGGCCGCGTGGTCGCGGACGTCTTGGTCGGTGTGGCCGTGGGAGCGGGCCGTGCTCTGGTAGCGGGTGTAGTTGGCCTGCTCGTCGGCGTTCAGGAACTTGCCCTGGTTCTCACGGCGGGCGGCGAGGTTGTATGCCTCGGCGGCCCAGTGGAGTGCGGCGTCCGGGTTGTTGCGGGGGGTGCCGTCGTCGGGCGTGGGGGTGGGCGCTTGGGGTTGCGGATGGCTACGATCCACGGTGGGCCTGCTCTTTCGTCGCTGTTGGGGTGGGCCTGCCCCCGGCCCATATGGCGTGTCAGCGCCGGGCCGGGGGCTTTTGTGCATCAGCAGCGCTGGGCTGCTTCCGCCACTGTATGGCATGCCATACGCTTAGGGGAAGCGGCCCGCCCAATGAGAGGGACCGGGTGTGATCGAGGAGGTTCAGAGGGTGGTCGACGCCGTGAACGCAGTGCGCGCTATCGAGGACCCGGTACGCAGAGCGAGAGCCATCAGTGACCTGCTGAAGGCGCAGACCGCGAGCGAGCCGGAACTGCGGGACGACCGGCGGGCGATCGTGCTGAAGATGCGTGAAGAGAAAGTCTCGTTCCGAAAGATCGCAGCCGAGCTGGACGTCTCTGTGGGAACCGTGCAGGACATCGTGCGCGGACACTCGGGACCGTGGGGGTCCCGGCCGAAGAAGGGTTCGTCGGATGGATGATCTGGTGGTGTGGCTGCGCACCCAGCTCGACGAGGACGAGGCCCGGGCCATGGCAGCGCCGCGCGGTCCGTGGTCGGTGCAGGTCTCGGGCAGCATCGTGGACGCGGACGGCGGCCGGGTGATCCCCTCGGTCGGCGGGGCACTCGATGGGCGGGCGGTGCGCTGGCCGGAGGGCCCGGTCGTTGAGCACGTTGTCGGGCATGATCCGGCGCGGGTGCTGCGCGAGATCGACGCCAAGCGGGAGGTGGTGCGCCTTGCTGAACGCGCCCACGACTACGCGCCGACCTTCACGAGCGGCTTCGCTGCCGCACTGGAAGGTGTGCTCCGCATGTACGCCGTGGCCTACGCGGACCGGCCCGGGTTCCGTGAGGAGTGGCGGCCGTGACTGGGCGGAATCGGGTCGCGTGGCCGCCGGGTGTGCGGGAGTTGCTCGTCGAGGAGCTGCGCCAGTCGCATGCGGCGGCCCAGGCGGCGGAGACGGCGTTCAAGATGCGCGTGTATCTCGCGGTCGAGCAGGGCGCGACCACGCAGGAGATCGCGGACGAGCTGGGTATCTCGCAGACCAGCGCAAGCAAGTACCGAATGCAGGGTGAGGCGTTGCACCGGAAGCAGCAGGCCGCCGGCTCCTAACGCCCCGTACCGCAGTGTGGCCCCGCCTCTATGACCAAGGCGGGGCCACTGCGCTGTGCATCACCGGAACCACGTGCGCCCCCGACCCGAGCCAGCGGGGAACAGGTCAGGGCAGCAGGACCATGGTGGCATAGGGCGTCAAGCCGGATCGGGGCGCTCGCTGCGCCCCTCCTCGGCAATGTTGCGTTCGAAGTACGGGCCGTGACGGGCGGCGAGTTCGTCGTCGGTCATGGCGTCAGTCTCCGGGGTGCGCTTCACGCAGAAGATGATCCGGGAGTCTTCGTTGGGCCAGTAGGTGATGGCGCGGTATTCGCTGCTGGTGGTGGTCATGGATGCCTCCCCTTGGTGCGGGAAGTGTCCAGGTTGTACCTGCGTCTGTTTCAGGTCAATGGGGCTGACATCTTTCGGTCTGCCCGGGGTTGGGGTTACGTTCGGGGCTTCGCAGTGGAGGGCGCCACGTCACGGCCCGCTGCCCTGTATGGGGTGGCGGGCCGCGTGCTGTCCGGGGTCAGGTCGTTCCGTCGGTCGCTTGGGTCGCTGTCGGCCGGCCCGCGGCGCGGGCTTCCTGCCAGTGTTCGTATTCGCCGGGTGTGACGCGCGCTTGCCAGTGCTGGATGTCGCCGAGGCCGTCGCTGTTGCGGATGCCGTCGAACTGGGCGAGGACGTCCGCGAGGAGGGCCCGTGCGGTGTCCCGCTGTCGCCCGGCTTCGTTCATCAGCTGGATGGCGCGGACGGTTGTCCACGTGCTGGTGTCGCTGTCGTCGGGGATGGGGCCGAGGAGCGCGGCGAGGACGGCGGTGGCGATGTCGTCGGGGTAGCGGGCCGGGGTGTCGCGGATGGCGGCTGCGAGGCGGGCGTGGAGGCCGGTCACCGGGTGCATGACGATGCCGGGTTGCCCGTCGGTCATGGTTTCGACGCGGCCGACGAGCGTGACGGGTTCGGCCGGCTGGTCGGTGGAGTGGGCGCAGCGGCCGAGAGTGTAGGTGTGCTGCTCACGGCAGTCGTGGGTGCAGCCTGCTTCATGCCAGTCGGTCATCGTTGCTTCTTCCGGTTGGCGCGTTTGGCTGCGCGGGCGAGGGCGCGTCGTTCCTCACGCCCGGGTCGGGGGTCGGGTGCGTCGTCGGGGATGACGACCTCGATGCGGGGCCGGTCCCAGGTGGCACCTTCGCTGGGTGTGTGCTCGCCGCGGGGCGTCGACTTCGGGTCGGTCATGCTGCGGTTCCGTGGTCGTAGTGGCGGGTGATCTCCTCGAACTGAGCGCGGCCGCCGGGGTCGAGGCGGTAGGTGTCGCGGCGTGGGAGGGGCGGACGCGGCCGGGAGCAGTCGGGTCCGTGGACCTGGCCGTCGCTGTTGTGCCAGAACGAGCAGCAGGGGACGAGCGGCGGCACCTGCTCGCCGGCCTCGATCCGTGCGGTGCGCTGCGCCTCGGCGCGAACGCGGTGGTGTGCGGCGCGGCACAGCGCATCCACGAACAGCAAGCTGGGTGCGGTGCAGATCACGAGGGCGGCGATCCACCAGTCGCCGCGGGCGGCGAGGCAGACGGCGCCGGCCAGCTCGAGGACGGCGGAGGCCCGGCAGGTGCGGCCGATGGTGAGGTCGGTCATCGCTGCTCCCCGGTGTCGCCGAGGATCTGCCGGGCGACGGCGAGGGCGTGGTAGTCGGGACCGATCTGCTCGGCGTCTTCGGCCGCTGAGTCGAGCCAGTCGGCGAGGGCGGTTCCGACGGGCGGCCCCATGGCGGCGATGTAATCGGCGACGGGCGGGTGGAGGTGCGGGCGGATGCCTCGTCCGTGTGGGCCGTTGGATCCTCCTCGGATGATGTTGACGTGGTCGGGTCCGTAGAGGCGCGCGTCGTGGTCGCCGACGTGGTGGCTGGTCCAGGTGCTGATGTCGCGGCCGTGGCGGTCGGTGGATGCGGATGTGGCGAGGGTGCGCAGCTTGGCGGCTGCGGTGCGGAGTTCGTCGGCGGGGGTCATGCGGCTTCCTTGTAGGTGGTGGGGTCTGTGCGCCCGCTGGAGCGCCTGACGCGGTGTGAGGCGTAGATCCGGGCCCGACGCCTTCCGTAGGCCCACGAGGGGCGGATGACGCCGCGCCATGTGCCTCTTACGGCCCACGCTCCGACGGCGCTGCCGCCGAGGAGGATCACGGTGAGGGCGAACGCGAGGACGGCGATCCAGGCGATGGCCCACCGGCCGAGGGTGAGCAGCGTGTCGAGGGCCTCGGCGATCAGCACGACGGCTCCCCGCACTGGTGGTCGTCGGGCTCGAAGGGCTGCCCGTTCTCGTCGTGGAGGACGAGGCCGTCGTCTTCGTCGTACCAGCCGTCGCCGGTAGCGCCGCAGGCACCGCATTCCCAGGTGCCTGCGAGGCTGATGCCGGTGAATCCTCCGCTGCTGCTCACGGCCGGGCCTCCTGCGGCTGCTGCGGGATGAGGACGTCCACGCCGCACTCGTCGCACAGGCCGCCGTCGGGGAGGTCGTCGGACGTGAGGGCGGCCTGCATGCCGCTGCCGTCGGCGCAGTTCCGGCAGAACAGCCAGCCGGATCCGGGGCCTCGATAGGCGACGATGCGGCCCTCGTCGCCATCGGTCGCGGCAGCCTTGAACCCGCCGCGCTCGACTGCCCGGCGGACGGCGCGGGCCTGGTGCTCCCAGTACGTGCGCTGGTTGTCGTCGAGGTTGTTCCAGCCCTCGCCGTCCTGCATGAACCGCTGGTACAGCCAAGCCGGGAGAGTGTCGGCCGTCTGGTCCGGCCCGGCGGCGGCAGGCTCGGCGGCCATGAGGGCGGAGGCGATCAGTCCTCGGTACTCAAGGGCGCTTCGGCCGACGACGGCCTCCGTCTCCAGCACCGCGCGGACTCGCTCCACGGCGGCCCGGTTGGCGAGGTACTCCTTGAAGTCGGCGACTGCTTTCCGGTCGCCGTCGGTGAGGCGGGCGTTCGGGTTGTTCCCGCAGCGGGGGCCGGTGGATCGGTCGGTCATGGTGTGTCTCCTGGTCGTGTGGTGTGATCGGGGGTGCGGCCGGCCGCGGCTCCAACGCGGCCGGCCGTCCTGCGTGTGGTCACGTGAAGCAGTAGCCGGAGTCGCAGGCGCCGTCGGCCTCGTCGAACATCGGCAGCAAGTCGACGCCGTCGGGGATGGCCTGGCGTAGCGGCTTGTTGAAGCGGGTCAGGTAGACGTGGTCTTTGCCCAGCTCGTCACGCCGAACGTTGAGTAGCTCTTCGAGCTGGCACGACTTCTCGAACAGCTCGGGCTCGTCGCGGCGCTGGTCGTGCCAGGTCTCCGGCCGGTGGAAGGGGCAGAAGAAGCACGAAGACTTCGGCGGTACGGGCAGGTCGGCGTCTCGGATGATCCGGGCGCAGTCGGTGCGACGGAGGCCGAGGTCCAGCAGCGGGTACGTGACGATCTCGTGCGGCTCGGTGCGCCGGTTGTTGGCCCGGTGGATCTCGTCGACCGAGATACCGATGCCGATCGTCGCCGGGGCCGCCGCGGTTGCGCCGCGCCGCTTCAGCTCCTTGCCGATCACCTTGATCTTGAAGTCGGCTGTGCATGAGCGCTGGCCGGGCGCGCCGTTCGACATGCGCACCGGGATCGGCAGCGAGCGGGAGCCCTCGCGGGTGAGGCGGCCCATGAGCGTCTCGACGCTGCCGTCCCGCTTCACCCGGTCGAGCACGGTGAGTTCGATGCCGTGCTCGGCGGCAAAGGGGCGGGCGTACTCGTCGACGTAGCGGAGGGTGGCGGGGTTCTCGGAGTCGTCGCCGACGTTGGCCATGAGGAACAGCGGGAAGTCGATGCGGCCCTGCGCAGCGAGGACGAGGAGGGCGGTGGACTGGACGCCTCCGCCGTAGCTGATGGATCGGATTCCGGGCGAGTGCTCGGTCATCGCTGCGCCCCCTCGGCGGCCGGCCGCTCGCTGGTCTTCGGCGCGGCGTGCGTCGGGCAGAAGTCGTCACCGTCGCCGGTGTGCTCCCAGCCCTCGTTCTGCACCAGGTGCTTCCGGGCCACGGCCAGCCGCTCGTCGCGGGTCATGTCCTCGCTGACCATGTACTCGCCGGTGTGCTCGACGCCGCAGTGGTCGCAGAACACGGTGATCTGGGACGGATAGCGGGGGTCGTCCATGTCGCGGACGATCGCGTTGACGAGGTCGGGGGTGAGGGGCTGAGGGCTGGTCATGTGCTGGTTCCTTTCGGCTGGTTCGCGCGCGGCCCGGGTGTATCCGGATCCGCGGCGGCGGGTTGGGGTGGGGCGGGTTGGGGCCGGTCAGGCGGGGGTGGTGCAGCCGGGGCAGTCGTCGATGTGCTCGGGGTCGCTGCCGTCGTCGGCGACGACGTGCGTCTCCTCGGCGGGCTGCTGCGCCCACTCGGCGGTGTCGGCCCGGTGGTTGCCGTCGTGGCCGGGCTCCAGTTCGCACCAGTCGCCGTCGTTCTCGTCACCACAGATCGGCTCCTCACTGGCCAGGAGCTTCCGGAGCGCCGCCTCCTCGCGCCCCGACTCGGCGTCCCGTTTGGCGAGCTGGCCGAGCAGGTACTCGCGCTGCCTCTTCAAGCGGGCGACCTCGGCGAGCAGCGCGGGCACGTCGGTGCGGGCGGCAGCGACGAACTCAGCGTCGGCTCGGTCCTGCTCCGGGCTGGTGGTGCCGCGGCAGGTCTCGCCGATCCACATCGACAGGCCGGGCTGGTATTCGGTGCCCTGGTAGATCTCCCACGAGTCGGTGCACCACGGTCCGGGGGTGGCGGCGTTGGCGCGGGTTTCGATGGCGTCGAGGTCGGGGCTGGTGGGTGCATCGTTGCTGGTCACGGGCTATCCCTCGGTTGGTAGGGGGTGGTTTGGGGGTTTGGGTGTTACACGGTAAGGGTCTCTAGTGTGCTGTGACTGTTACGGGGTGTCCGCTGCCGGGGCAGGGGTTGGCGTGGGGTCCGTGGCGGCGGAGGCGGCCGGCTCGGGTGATGAGGTGGCGGACGCAGCAGTGGGGGCAGGTGGCGCGGTCGCGTGGGGCGGGTTGGGGTGGCTGGTGGTTGCGGGGGATGTTGATGGCCCATCCGCTGGATGCGAGGTATTCGGCTGCGCGTTGGGCTGCGCCGTGGGGTGTCTGCACGGCGGCTGGGGTGGTGAGGCGGTAGTCGTCGAGGGCGGCGGCGATGACGGCGACGGCGGCCGCGGGGATGCCGGTCACAGCTGGTGCGCCTTGATGTGGGCGGCTTCGTCGGCGGCGTCGATGTCGTGGCAGCGGATGCAGAGCTTTCGGGGCGGGAGGCCTTCGATGCGGCGGGTGCACCAGATGTCGCCTTGGTCTTCGATCTCGGCGATGAGGCGGGCGGCTTCGATGAGGTCGACGCGGCCGAGAGTGTCGATGCAGTCGTGGTCGGGTTTGCGGGTGAAGAGCGGGCGGGTCTGGCGGCAGCGGTCGCATCGGCCTTCGGCGGGCGGGGCGGTGGTCACGCGGGCTCCTGGGGTTGTGTGGTCCATGCGGTGGTGCGTGCGTCGTGGGTGTCGATGGCGAGGCTCACGGCGGCGAGTCGGGGGTGGCCGGGAGCGTGAGGCAGTCCGCGTCTGGGGGTCTCCAGCCCGCGTCGAGGAGGTTGGCGATGATGCGGCGGGCTGCGCATTCCGCGGAGGCGTCGGGCCCGTAGGTGGGGAAGGCGTCGGGGTTTTGGGCGCGGCCGGCAACGACGTGGAGGAGTGCCCAGATGTGGGTGGTCGCGATGGTCTCGGCGATCTCGATGCCGGTGACGCCTTCGGCGTACTGGTGTCGGGCGAGTTCGCAGTCGACGGTGGCGAAGCGGGGGTCGTCGGCGTTCACGAGGTGGCTCCTTGTGCTGTTTCAAGGCGGGTGGGGTGGGGGGTGGAGCGTCGTCGCTGTGCGGTGGCGGTGCCCTTGGGGTTGATGCGGCGGGAGCGGCAGGGCTCACCTGCCGGGGCCTGGCACCAGGTGCAGGCGACGGAGAGTGCGTCGGGCTGGCCGGCGGTGATGGCGGCGCGTCGGGCGGCTTTGACGGGGCGGTGGTTGTCGAGGAGTTCGTCGACGTGGCGGGGTACGTAGCTGCCGAGGGCTTTGAGTCGGGCTTCGGCTTCTGCTGCGGCAGGTCCGGCGGTGATCGCCTTAATCGGGGCGGGCGCGGCGTGGCCGAGGATGACGGCCTGTCGTTCGCCGCGGAGGGCGGTGATGTAGCCGTTGACGTCGTCGGGGTCGAGGTCGGGGTGTTCGGTGGGTTCGAAGGTTCCGTTGTGGCGGGTCATGCGGTCGCGGACTACTGCGGTCCAGCGGGTCGCGATCTGTGCGGGGAGGATCGGCCAGGTCGACTCGGCGTAGTGGGCGTGGGCGGCTTGGAGGGCGAAGTCGTAGGGGACGTCGGCGAGGATCCCGGCCCACATGAGGCTTTGTGCGCGGCGTTCCGTCTTGTCTTCGCGGCGGACGCGTGGGTCGGCGAGGGCGATCTGTGCGATGAGTTGGGGAATCTGCTCGGCGTCCATCAGGCGGTGCCCTTCTTTTGCTGGCGGAGCTCTTCGGCGATGGCGGCCATGTCTTCGAGGTACTCCTGTGTCTTGCTGGGTGGGCCGGCGATGGCGCGGGGGCCGGTGTAGACGGGGGCTTCTTGCAGGCCGGTCCAGCCGGGAAGGAAGTAGCGGGCGGAGTACGGGGTCGTCTTCGCGGCCTGCCAGACGCGGGCAGCGTGCTCGACGAGGGCGGGGACTCCGACTCGGCGCACGGCGTCGCGGAGGTCGACCCATTCGTTGGAGTGGAAGGTCCACGAGACGTTCATGCCGCGGGCGGCCATGGCGGCCATGAGGGGCTGGACTTCCCCTCTTCCCGATACCTCGACCGCGTACTGGCCCGCAGGCTGACTGGAGGGGGAAGGGGGAGGAGGTACTTCCGAAGGAAGTACCGAATGGGACGGGGACGGGGACGGGGCAGCGTTACTAACGCCGTTACGAATCCCGTCTACCTGGGATGACTGCTGGTTTGTCTGGTCGGTTCGTGTCGCTGTCGTGTCGCTGTCGTGTCGCTGTCCGGTCGTCGTCGTGTCGTCGAAGGCGCTTTTCGAGTCCCGCGTAACGCCGTTACGGTCAGCGTTACGGGCGTCTTCCTCGGCCGCGCGCTTTGCTTCACGCTCGGCACGCTTGCGCTCGCGCCATGCCTTCTGGCGGGCTGCGTTCGCCTCCCGGTCGGCCTGCACCCGGGCGCGGTCGGGGTTGTACTCAAGGAAGTCGTGGATGTCCCAGCCATCGCCGGCTCGGTCCCAGAGTCGGGCGGCCTCCAGCTCCTTGGCCGCCGTCTTGATGCCGCGGAGCCTGGCTACGTGCGGGAGTTCGCGGTCGCTGATGCGGCCTTCGGTGAGGTTCTCTGAGGACCAGCAGAGTGCGGCGACGTACAGCCGGAAGGCGCGATCGGAGAGGAGCGCGACTTTGCGGTGGGACGGGAACCGGTCGTCCAGGCGAACCCAGGGCATCGGAGCTTCTTTCGATCGTGCTGATTGAGGTCGGGGCAGGGGTGAGCGGGGCTCTTGGGCCTGCCCTCGAACACACACCAATTGTATCTCTAGTGTCTAGACAGTGCATAGCGTTGCGAGATGCATTGAAGGTGGGGTGTATCGCGGATGCGCATACAGCCGCTACGCTGGGAACATGGCCAGCAACCCGACTCCGCAGCGCGTGATCCGTGTCGACGACGAGACGTGGAACGCCTACGGGCAACTCTGTGCGGAGAAGGGCATCGCACGATCGGCTGACCTGCGCATGTACATCAAGCGCGAAGTCGCCGAATGGCAGAAGCGTCAGCGTGACGCCAGCGCGGCCCGGAACATCGCTGAGTCCTGACACCGTCCCCTCCCCTCTCTCCTGGCCTCGTTTCGGCGGGGCCTTCGTCGTGTGCGGCTACGCGATGCGTCCGGCTTGTGCGGCGCGGGTGCCCCTCCATGTCCTCACCCCGGAGTGGTGGGCGGTGGGCCGGTCCGAGCACGCCCAGCCCGCGGTCCGGACGTAGCCCTGCTCTTTCAGCAGGGTCATGAGCCGGCCCCAATGCGCCTGCGGGTTGGGTGGCGCAGGAAGCCGGTGGGTGTCGGCGATCTCGTAGCAGGTGAAGGTGCGTCCGGTGGCGGCGGCGTCGAGGAATTTGGGCCAGACTTCGGCGAGCCACGTCTCGTAGTCCTCGGCCTGGCGTTGGACGGCGGCTGTGGGCACGGTGCCGTCGAGGGCGGGTTGCACGGTGGGCATCGGGGGCCTCCGGTTAGTGGCCGATGGGTGCGGTGCAGGCGGGGCAGAAACCAGCACCTGGCGGGACGGGGGCGGAGCAGGTCGGGCACGGCATGGGGTGGTTCCTTTCGGTGGGGCCCGGGAGCCGGTGGGGGTCCGGCTCCCGGGCGGGGGGGGGGGGGGGGGGGCGGCCGCCGGGGAGGGATGGTCAGAAGTCGACGACGCGGATGTCTTCCCGGAGGGCGTCGATCACCTGCTCGCGGATCTCCTCCGGCAGGTCGGGGTCGAAGGCGAAGTGGATCCGGACACCGATGTGTGTGCCTTCGGTGATCTCGACGGTGCGCGGGTCGGCTTCCAGTCGATCGGTGCCGAGACCGACCAGCCAGCGGGCGGAGTTCACCGCGCCGACGGCGTTACCTGCTTCGCCGATCAGGGCGTGGATTTGCCGGGCTGCGTTGCCGAGGCCCGTGTTGTCGAGGACGTCGCCCCAGGTCTGGCCACTGCCGTCGTCTTCTCGGTAGGAGTCCACATAGGCGCCGGGCAGCCAGCGCAGGATGTCGGCCACGCTGGGCGAGCTGGATAGGGCGAGTAGGCAGTGCGCGGCTTCCGAGCGGAGGTCGGCGTCGGTGTAGAGCGGCGGGGTCGTAGTCATCAGCCGGTCACCTCGGTCATGACGTGGCGCTCCCACTTGGCGCCGAAAACGTCGTCGCGGTACCGGTTCGGCGTGACCATCCCGAAGTCCTTGCCGCACTGGCAGCGGCCGTAGAACTCGCAGTCCCCGTACTCAATGACGAGGGCGTGGCCGCCGTCCCAGGTGGTGCGGAAGTCGTCGTCGTCCTTGGGAAGGGATGCGGACGGGGCGTAGCGCTCGGTCAGGGAGTCCCAGCGGATGTGCGGGTTGGGGCCCACGGCGAACTTGATGCCGACGGCGCGGGCCGCGTTGAGGGCGGCGGTGAGCTTGAGGACGTCGGTGCCTTCGACGGGGATGTGGAGCTTGGTCTGGGTGGTCATCGTGTTCTCCTTGGAGTGGGTGGCCCCGGCCGATTGGTGCGGCCGGGGCTGTCTGCTGGTCAGGTGGTCTGGTCGGGGACGGCGGTCAGTGGCCGCCGGTCTGCCGGGGTAGCGCGCACCGCCGCGGGCAGTCCGGCCGGGGTCGGCAGGCCCCGCCCGGTTTCCGGTTCCGGCAGGCCACGCAGCGCCGACGGGGTATGCAGCGGGCACACCACGGAGTTGAGGTACTGGCGCACCCCATCCCGAGCGCCGCAGTACCGGTGTTCGGCGCCAATCCAGTGCGTGCACCGGGCGCTCATACCGGGACCTTCGTGGACCCGGTTCGCGTGTACGCCAGCACGCCCGCGTTGTTCGCCAACCGGCACGCCTCGTCGATCGGCTCCCGCTTCTCCACATGCCGGGCATACGCCGACCGGGTCCCACACGGCGCGTGCCGCGGATTCGGCACCGGCCGGCCCGCACGCGACGCCAGCTCACGCTCTTTCGCGTCGGCGAGGTGGTCGGGGCGGACGCACGAGTCGACGCCGCAGAACGCGACGACCTGCCCTTCCGGGGAGCGGCCGCGGCTAACGATGAACGTGGCCCGGTTCGCGGTGTAGCTGACGCCCTGGAAGTACAGGCAGCGGGCGCCGGTCCACCGCAGGTGCCCGCCTTCCACCGGCCGTGTGCGGGCCTTCCACGCTTCGGCGAGGGTCGCGGGACGGAACTCTTCCTCGACCTCGCTGGCGGGCACCTTGGCGGCTTTGCGGCGGCGCAGGCTGCGGCGTTCCTTCTCGCTCAACCCGCCCCACACGCCGTGCTCTTCACCGTTGTCCATCGCCCACTGCAAGCAGCGGTCAACCGAGGGGCAGCGCTGGCAGAACGACTTCGCGTATCCGATGTCCGCGCCGTGACTGCCCGGGTACATGGCGTCCGGGTCTTCCGCGCACGGCGCGCTCGCACGCCAGTCCGCCGGCCGCTTCGTGTCGGGCACCTGGCCCGTGGAGGCGCTCACGCTGTGACCCTCGTGGAGCCGGTGGCCTGCAACCGCCGGTCAGCGGCCGAGTTTGCCTTCCTGCACGGGGCGCAGATCGTCGTCTTGTCCCGCAGGTGGCGTTGGTATCCGGGCCGTGTGCCGCAGCCGTTCCCGCCGCGCTCCTGTACGTCTGCCAGGTGCGCTGGCAGTACGCACTCGCTGCTCGTGCAGGTGCGCAATATGGCGCCTTCCGGCATCCGGCCGCGGTCGACGATGAACGAGATCTGCTTGGCCGTGTAGAACCGGCTGTTGAAGCCGGTCTTGGCGGCGCCGCTCCAGCCGAGGTGCCCGCCCCACAGGCGGACGGTGTTGTCGTCAAAAATGGACTGGAGAGTGCGCTCGGGGCGTGGCTCGCGAACTTCCGCCCCGGCTTCGACGACGGGCACGTTGTGGCGCCGTGCCGCCCGCCGGGCCTTGCCGCGTTCCTGCTCGGTCAGCCCGCCGAAGATGCCGTCGGTGGCACCGGTGTCCAGGGCGAACTGGAGGCAGGCATCCGCGACGGGGCAGCGGCGGCAGACGGCCTTGGCCTCCTCGATCTGGAGGATCCACTGGCCGGTGGTGCCGTCGGGGAAGAACAGGTTGGCGTCTTCGTCACGGCACGCGGCGGAGGCCCGCCAGTCGGCGGCGCGGGTGAGGGTGTCGGGTGCACTGTGGCTGGTCCGGATCATGCCGCCGCCTCCGTCTGGTCGCGGCGGTCGGCGATGATCCGCCACACGGTGCGGCTGCTGCACCCGACCTGCGTGGCGATCTGGTCGGCGTCCATGCCGCCGCGCTCGATCAGCCGGACGATCGCCGCATGCCGGGCCTCACGCTCGGCGTGCGCCCGTTTGGCCTCGCGCTGCTTTGCCGTCTGACCGGCCCACATGCCGTGGCGGCCGGGGTTGTCGGTGTCGAGGCGGGCGGTGTGGTCGGCGCACTGGCGCTGTACGGGGCAGCTGCCGCAGATGCTTTTGGCTTGGGTGTAGTTGGCGCCGCTGTCGGCGTGCCACAGGCCGGGGTCGACCTGGGCGCATTGCGCGTCAGCCATCCAGTCGTAGCGGCTCATTGCGGTCCCCCTGTCGTGGTGGTGTTGATGGGTGCGTCGGCGGCGGTGGTGGGTGTGGTGGTGCGCTTGCGCTGCACGGCGTCCCGGGTCCGTTTGGCTTTGCGGCAGGTGTGGCAGCGGCAGCCGAACCGGTAGCCGCGCATGCCGTGTTCGTCCGAGCCCATGACGGCGGGGTGGTGGCGGGGCAGGAGGCCGAGCATGGCGAGGAGGAGGGTGGCGTCCGCCGCGTCCTCGGCGACCGAGGTGACGTACAGGGATGCGGTCTGCTTCTCGTCGACGGTGGCCTTGTCGTGCGGTGACCACGTCTGCCGGTTGAGGTCAAGGCCCATCACCGACCACCGCCTGCGACCGCGTGGGTGGTCGTGTGGCCCAGGTCGCATCGGTGTGCGCCGTGGTGGACGACGACCGGGACGGTGGCCCGGCATTCGATGCAGTGCGCGAACGCGGTCGTCGGCCAGCCCCCGGCGAATGCGGGGATCAGGTCGGCGGCGGGCACGTACTCGTCGGCCGGCCTGGTGCGGCGGGCGCGGTGCTGGCCGCGGGTGCCGCCAGTGACAGCCCAGCGGACCAGCGCGACAGCGCCGACGAACGACGCGGACATCGCCGACACCCCGGCGTGGATACGGTCGTTCACGACGTGGCCGCCTTCGGGTCCACGTAGCCGGGCTGCCACTTGCGGCTGTCCACGACCCCGCCCTCCGGGAGGAACGTCGCGTCGTCGAGTTCCTTCTGCAACCGGTCGGCGCGCTTCTTCTCCCGCTTCAACTCCGCCCGCAACTGGCCTGCCAGGCTGTTGGAGGCTTCAGCTCGGGCTGCGGCGAGGTCTTCGGTGAGGCGGGCGTTGACGAGGCAGACCGCGGTGTACTTCTCGTCCAACTCGTTGTACTGGTGGAGGATCCGCTCGCGGTTGAACTCGGCGGTCTCTTTCGCCTTGATCGCCTTGTCGCGTTGGGTACGAAGCCGGCCCGCTTCAGCTCGGGCGGCCGCGAGTTCGGCGTCATGCCAGCGGCGGGTAACGAATCCGAACATCACGCACCCCCGACTGGGCGCAGCGGCCAGGAGCCGTCGATGACCGCGTCCGTCTGGCCCTTGCCGCGCAGGTGCGCCTGGAACGAGGCCGCCTGCTCTGCCGCCCACTCGATCTGCGCCTTGTGCAGGCTGTCGAGGTCGAGTTCGGCGAGCTTCGGGTAGCGGCTGCCCAGCCGCCACGCCACCCGGCACGCAGCCAGAGCGTCCGCGTCAGCGGAGTGCGCGCCGTCCAGCGGTACTTCGTAGAGGCGGCACAGGTCGGTCAGCGTCCGCTTCCCCGGCCGGTAGGTGTCGACCTGCTTGTCCAGGATCCGCGGGTCGACGACGTGCAGGCTGTCGCCCACCCGGTCCGTCAGCGGCATCACGCGGTGTCGGCGCGCCTCGCGGTCGATCATCGTCAGGTCGAAGGACGCGTTCATCGCCACGATCGGGATCCCGGAGAGGACGACCTCGACGAGCGCCGCGACGACCTGCTCGACGACCTGCCCGGCGGGCTGTCCTTCGGTTCGGGCCTGCTCGGTGGTGATGCCGTGAACTGCCGCCGCGCCCTCGGGGATGTCGACGCCGGGGTTGGCGAGCCAGGTCACGGACTGAGTGGGGTGCTTGCCGCCGCACTGCACGACGCACGCGGTGACAATGCGGTCCTGCTCGACGTCGACGCCCGTCGTTTCCAGGTCGAATCCGCAGAGTCGGCCGAGATGCCAGCTCATGTGGTTCTCCGTTCAGAGGTGTGGTGTGCTGTGTCTGCCGGGGCCCCGCCTGATTTCGGCGGGCGGGACCCCGGTACAAGGCGGACTAGAAGGGCGGGGTGTCGTCCCACGGGCTGACGCCGATCGGCGCCTTGCGGGCCGTCGGCGACTTCCACGCCCACTCGATCCGCGCGTCCCAGGTGTGCTCGACGAAGCTGTTGATCAGGTCGTCCAGATTCAGCCCGGCCTCGTCGAGACGGCGGGCGAGACGGGTGACCCGACGGTGCTCGCCGTCGTCGTCACCGAGGAGGGCGTCAGCCATGTACTCGGCGACCATCTGACGGAGCGTCCCGAACGCCGCCCGATACGCGGCCACGTCGAGAGCCTCGGTCTCAGCACGCTCGCTCACGCGCCACCGCCCGGCTGTGTGGCCTCGGGCCAGTCGGTGGAGCCGTCGGCCGCGTCGTGGTCCCACACGCCGTCACCGGCGGGCTCGTCGTCGCGGGTCACGCTGTACTCCGCCTCGGCCGCCGGCTGCGGCGCCTCGATGGGCGCGGGCGCGGTGGGGCCGGGAGCGGTGATGGCGGCCACCGACAGCGGGGCTTTCGCCGAGGCGATCTCGCCGTGCACGTAGCCGTCGAGTTCCTCCGACACGTAGGCCATGCCGTGGAGGGCGTCCGACGCGATCAGCCTGCACAGTTCACCCGTGGCGCGGGCGACGAGCATCGCCTTCGGCTGCTTCTTCCACTGGTCCTTGTTCAGCAGGCCGAGGAGCCGGGCGCGCGGGATGTCCCACTCGACGGTCTGCCACGTGTCCGAGTCCTTGCGGCGGCCGCGCATCTTGCAGTAGTCGTCGCGGGACTCGACCAGTTCGATGGCGTGCCCCTGGTTTTGGATCACGGCGCGCATGGCGTGCGCCCGCAGGGCCGGGGTGCCCTGGATGATGTCGATGGACTTGAGGGTTGCCATCGGCTTCAGCCCGAGCTCGGAGCCGGCGAGGATGGCGGCGGCGATGTCGCCGGGCTTGCCGCGCAGCGACTGCGGGACGAACGAGGTGGCGGCCAGCTTCTGCGCCATGTCGTAGGCGAGGTTGGCCTCTTGCGCCCAGGCGACGAGGGCGGTGGTGCCGGCCGTCGGTTGGACCTGCGGGAGGGGTTGGGCTTGGGCGGCGACGGCCTGCTGCTCGTCGCGCGGGGCGATCTCAGTGCTCACCGAGATACTCCTCAGCTTGGCGGATGGTGTCCCAGGTCGGCATTCCGATCTGGGGGATGGTGGTGACGGGGCCGGTCCAGTCCGGCCAGACGCCTGTGGCTTCGCACTCGGCGTAGATGCGGAGGGCCCGGTTGTTGCGGGCGCGGCCGATCTCGCGGTCCTGGTCAGCGAGTTCACGAACCGTGATCAGGTACGGCGCGGTCTTGGACTGGAAGACGAAGATGAAGCGGACGTCTTCCGGGTCGAGTGCCGCCCAGATCCCGTCGGTGTAGAAGGCGTCCTGCTGGTGGTACGAGTGGTCCTTGATGGCCCGGGAGGCGGCGTCCGGGCTGGCGTCCTTAGCCGTCTTGTAGTCGACGGCGAGCGCGAGGCCGGGCATTTGTTTCAGCCAGTCGGGGCGGACCCGGCAGCGGACACCGGTGTCACGGTCGGTCCAGTAGATCGACAGCTCCGCCCGGCCCGAGCCCGGCGCGAACAGACCCCCGGCGATCGGGTGCTGGCGGATGGCGTCGGCCATCGCCTGGACCTGCTCGTGCTCCTTGGGCAGGAGCGGCACCAGTCCGGCGGCGTAGGCGTCGTCGCGTTGGAGTTGGGCGTCCTTCTTCTTATAGTCCGGGAAGTCGATGACCTCGAACTCCGGGCCCTCGCCGAGGACGAGCTTGTGTGCGGCGTGTCCGAGGTCGAACTCGCGTTTCGCGGGCTTCGTGTTGTCGCGGTCGTACTTGAACTGGGCGGGGCAGCCCGGTGCAAGGAGGGCCCGCAGTCCAGACGACGAGACGCTCGTCCGGTCGGCGTGGTACTGCTCGGCGGTCAGGTCGTCCCGGATGACCGGGCCGGCGGCCGAGGTGGTGGCCTCGGCCGGAACGGTGGTGGTCACTTCGATGCCCTCGCCTTCAGGGCCGCCCGGCGCTGGCGTCCCGGCCAGCGGCCGCTGCGGGCGTAGTAGTCGCGCATGTAGGCGGACGCGGCGGCTGTGGAAGCGGGGCAGGCGGGAAGGGTGCCGGTGCGCTGGTGCCACTGGTAGCCGCGGCGATCGCCGGTGCAGCAGGCGGGCGGTTGGGCGTCACTCACGGGCGTGGGTCCTTTCGGTGGCAGGTGCAGGGGTAGGGCAGCCAGGTGTCGGCGAGGAGCAGGCCGACGGCTCCGGCGACGATGCACAGCCCGGTTGCGGTGACCGGGTTGGTGATGGGGAGGAGGCTTGTCGCCCATGTCGCGGCGAGCGCGATGGCGGTGACGGCGAGGAAGCGGGCGGCGACCAGCAGCCGGTAGCGGAAGGTCATGGCCGGGCCTCCTCGTGTTGGTGGAGCGGGGTGAGCATTCGGTGGCCCTCGTAGGTGTCGCGGGGCAGCAGGGTGAGCTGGCCGGGCGGGTCCGGGATCGGCTGCGGTTCGGGGCCGGGTCCGTCGTTCTCGTCGCGGAACTCGATGCAGTGGAAGTCGCCGTAGATCCAGGCGCCTTCGGTTTCGGCCAGCCACTGGATCGGGGTGCGTCCCATGAGGGCGACGAGGACGAGGGGGCAGCCCTCGCCGTCGCGGCCCTCCCGGGCGGGCTTGTCGTTCAGGCAGCGGTCGCAGTTGCGGGCCATCCAGCCGCAGCCCTGGTCACTGTTGGAGAACGGGGTCTCGTCGCGGGCCTCGGCGTACAGGCGGCCGTAGTCGTCGGGGGTCATCGGGTCACCGCCGTGTACCAGACGCAGCCGGGCGTGCCGTGCCGGACCAGGTGTCCGGCGGTGGTGAGGGCCTGGAGGTGGCGGGCTGCGGTGCCGGGGCTGACGGGATGGACACCGGCCTCCCGCAGTACGCGGACCGCACGCCCGGACTTCCACCGGCCTGACGGGTCGGCCAGGATCGCGGCGAGGAGCACGGTCTGTGCCTGCTGCCGGGTGACGAGGGACTTCATCGCGGTCGTCACGGCGTCACCTCGACGGTGACGTCGGTCCAGTCGCCGTGCGCCCAGTCGTCCGGGTCCAGCGCAGCCGCGTGCCAGTAGGGGGCGCTGTAGACGGGCGCGAACTTCCAGCCGAGAGCGCGAGGTTCGCCAGTACCGGGGCTCTGGCTGATGGCCTCACACCGGAACGTCCACGAACCGCTGGTGTAGGTGTGGTCGACCTCGAAGAAGCCGGGGTTGGGCAGCATCCGCAGGTTGTCGGGGCGGACCGCGCCACGGGCGATCTTCGACGCCAGCACGGCGGCGGTCTCGGCCTGCGCGCGGTCCGCCTTGCGGCCACCCGCATGGAACTCGCGGGCCTTCTTCACCAGCCACGCCGTGACCTCGGCGAGGACGTCGTCGCGCCTGCCCGCGTCGTGTTCGGCGAGGAACGCGCGCGCATCCGCTTCGACCATGGCGGCGCTATCGCGGAGCGCGAGAACGATCGCCTCCGCCCGCTCCACCGCCCTCACGAGGTGCCCCCGGGGGCCTGCTCGCCTCGGGTGATGTTGCGGATCGTCCGGATGTCCGTCTCCAGCGCCGACAGCTGGAGCGTCCATCGGCCGTCAACCTCGGCATGGAACTTGATCCGCGTTCCCTCGCTCGTCGCACCGAACGAGCCGTCGCCGAGCGCGGCCACACGAGTTCGGAGCGCCTCAGTGATGACCTGGTGGGCGATGACCGTCTCGACGTGCCCGGACTGCCAAGTGACCTCGTACACCTGGTGCGGGATGTTCTGGTAGTGGCTCATGCCGTCCGCCGCCTGTCGGCCTGCTCCGGCAGCGGGTTCGCGTCGAAGTGGCGGCGGGTCGGCAGCATCGACGGGTGCTTGATGTCCGACGCACCCCGGTCCACCGACCGGTTCGTCCGCCGCGCAACCTCCGTCAACTCAGCCAGCAGCCGGCGCACGTCCTGCATGCCGACCTCGACCTGCGCCGAGTCCATCCCGGCCGCGTCCTCGACCTCCTGAAGCGCCGAGTCGAGCTCACCCTCCCGGGCCACCCCCGTGACCACGGCGGCGAGTTCGTCGAGGGCGTCGATGATCGCGTCGCGGTCCTTCGGCTCCGCCCAGTGCTGCACCAACTGCACCAGCGTCTCGGAGCGGATCTGGTCGACACGGAGCACACCGTGGAGCTGGTTGACGCCCGTGTTGAACGACAGGCCGGGCTTGCTGGAGTGGTTCATGCCATGGCCCCCTTCGGGGAGGTGGTGAGGAGGAGAGCGAGAGCGGCCGCATCCCGGTAGAAGTCACGGGCGGCCTGCGGGGCGTTCGATGCGGCGACCACCAGACGGGCCCCAGGCACCGTGCCCAGCACCCGGTCCACGGCGGCGACCAGGGGGCGCGGCCAGCGCCACACCTCCATGTCGACCAGCAGGAAATACGGGACGCTCAACGACGCGTACAAGCCGATCGACCCAGACACCATCTGCGCCCACTCCGTGAGCGACGTCGTGTGCCCGGTCACCGTTGACCACCCAACTCAGGCAGGTCATGCGGCGTCCTGTACGTGTGGTGCAACGCGTCGTGGAACTCCCCGTCCCGCGCCTCCACCGACAGAAACAGCACCGGATGCGACGGCAACACCACGCCCAACACCCCGGCAACCCGCTCCCACACCGCCCACGCAGCACGCCGCGCAACGCCCTCTGAAAGCATTGCTTTCGGCAGCGGCTCCGTCGGCAACAGAGCCACCAGCTCGGCGACCCGGTCCCGATCTGCACGCAGCGCCTCAGCCGCGTCATCGACCCACTCGTTCGTCTGCTGCCGCTCCGCTCGCAGCGCGGCCACTTCAGCCCGCAACGCCGCCAGCTCGGCCGCCGTCTCAGGCGACATGTGCCGGCCAGCCGCATCGATCGCAAACGCGATGCCCATCGGCGTGCGGTCCTGCTCCTGCGTCCGGCAGATCAACTCCGCCAGCGAATTCAGCGCCCTCGTGTTCACCGCTTCACCGCCGCGCGGATCCAGTCCATGACCAGCTCGCCCGACGGGACCGGCACCGACACCAGAACCGCGGTGCTGCTGCCGTCCTCACGCGGCTCCGTCGACGTGTGCAGCGTCCACAGCTCCACGCCCTCGAACTCAGGACTGACGTGAATCTCGCCGCCCAGCGCCCGCAGCCACTCGCCCAGGTCGTCGACGTCCGCGCACATCACGTGCACCGACTCCGCCCGCGGGATCCGCACCGGGGCCGGCAGGTTCGTGCCGTCGATCAGGCAGTCCACCGTTAGGGCGTTCTTCTGCTGCGCCAGGGCGCGGGCCATCTCCGCGTCCGGGAGGGGGGCCTCCGGCAGCGTCATCACGAGGACGCTCACTCCGGGGAAGTCGCTAGGATTCGTACTCAAGGTGATCCACTCCTTCTTTGGGATCGGTGGATTGCCGAGTCGTGGGGTCGTCCGGGTCGCATCCGGCGGCCCTTCGGCGTTGAAGGGGTCAGGCGGCGTCGGCCGCAGGGTTCGCCGGCCGTGTCTCGCGGGCCGAGGCAAACAGGGCCCGAAGCCTCTCGATCTGTTCCGGGCTGAACTTGGGAGCGGCGGCCACTTCGCGGCCCATGTGCTCCCAGTCCTCGGGGCTGAACATGGCCTCGGCGGCAGCGAGAGAGAAGGGCTCGCTGCTCATGCCGCGCTCAGTTCGGCGAGTCGTTCGGCGGCGGGTTCCAGCCGATTCACGGGCACGGCGAGCGTGAAGGGCTCGACTCCGATGACGTCGCAGATCGCGGCGAGGGTGCTGCCGGTGACTCGGCGGCGTACTTCGGTGAGGAGGTTGCTGATGGTGCCGCTGGCGATTCCGGCCCGTGCGGCGAGTTCGCGGCCGCTGATGTCTTCGCCGGTCTTGATGCGCTTCATCAGGCGTGCGAGGAGCTCGACGTCGACTTCGAAGAGGGGTTCTTGGGCGGGTTGGGCGGGGATGGATGGGGTCACTCGTCCACCTCATGCAATGGAGCGCCTTGCGGTGTTGCACCGCTTGGATGGTTGAAGCATTGCATGGCGTGGACGGTCTGTCCACTGTCTTGGATGGTTGGGTGTGAAATTCGCCAAACCGGTTGTGCGCCCTGGTGCACGCCGTCCATTTGCGTGGACACTCTGTCCAGCACACGAGGCACCGAGCCCCGTGTTATCAGGGGGGATATAAGCCACGCCCCCTTGGCCACGTGGACACCCCACGGCCCACGAGACAGACCGGAGTGGCATCATGACCGTCATGACAGCGCGCGATCCCAAGGCGACGGGCGAACGGACCCAGCTCCGCGACATCGTTGTGCAGCGGAAAGAGGAGCTCGGCCTCGGCTACGAGAGGCTGGCCGCGCGCTGCATCGACCCCGAGACGGGCGAACAAACCGTCAAGTCCAGCTGGCTGCACCGGCTCGCGACAAGCAAGCCGACCGAGGCGCCGGACTACGAGACGCTGCGCGGGCTGGGAGCCGGCCTCGGGGTGCCTGTCGCCGTTCTTCAGGATGCGGCGAGTGCGCAGTATTTCGGGACGCGGAAGGTCTTCAGTGAGTCGGCCGAGGGGCAGGCGTTCCTTGAGGACGCGGACCGGCTGACGGCTGCTCAGCGTGAGGCCGTTCGGGCGCTGATGCGGTCACTGAACGAAGGTCAGTAATCGGTCATTCCGGTTGATTCCCCGCCAAGATCAATGGCCATAGCGATCACTGGCGGTAGTACTTATTGGCGGGGTGTAGTCGGAAGTTGTTCGGGATGGCACCATTGGCGATCCGCCTGGGAAGCGTGTGATTGCGATAGCCTGCGAGAACGTCACAGTTCGAACGTGCTATCGATTAACAGCTGCGGCACGTCCATGGGGGTCCCATGCCGGAACACTGCAACACCAGCACCGCCCGCAAGACGGTCCGGGCGCAGATCGTCTTCAGCAACGAACTGCCCTCCGGCTGCCCATCGTTCGAACTCCCTGACGGCCGCATGATGATGGAGATCGAACTTGAAGATCTCACCCTCCTCATCGTCCGGCCCGGCACCATGGACCGGCGCCTCCTCGACGAGCTGAACCGATACGCCGACCGCGTCACCACCCTCGGCATCTGGTCCCGCGATCCCTCCCGACAGGGCCTCTTTCAAGCCCTGTTGAGTGCCGCAGGTCGCTGACCTCCAGCTTTAGAGGGGGGTTTCATCAACCTTCGGCCTGCCCAAGGCATGCGAAACCCCCCTCTAGGGTGGCATCATCACCGCATGCGCCACGAACCCGCCGACCCGCAACTCGCCTGCATCTACTGCCGCATGAGCGAAGACCGCGAAGGCGGCGGCCTCGGCGTCGACCGCCAACGAGAAGACTGCGAACAGCTAGCCACCCAGCTCGGCCTCACCGTCGTCCGCGTCTACACCGACAACGACCTGAGCGCCTACAGCGGCAAACCCCGCCCCGGCTACCAGCAGATGCTCGACGACCTCCGCAACGGCCTGTACGGCACCGTCATCGCCTGGCACACCGACCGCCTCCACCGCCGGCCCACCGAGCTGGAGACGTACATCGACGTGTGCGAGCCGCGCGGTATCGCCACCCGCACCGTTCAGGCCGGGGCGATAGACCTCACCACCGCCGCAGGCCGTCTCATGGCCCGCCAACTCGGCAGCATGGCTCGCTACGAGGTGGAGCACATGATCGAGCGGCAGCGGCGGGCCCGCGAGCAGAAAGTGCAGCGCGGCGAATGGTCCGGCGGGCCGCGCCCCTACGGCTGGGAAGCCGACGGCGTCACCCCCCTGCGCGAAGAGATCGCCGTCATCCGGGAAGTCACCGACGCCGTACTCGCCGGCGCATCCATCCGCGCCCTCGCAGCTGACCTCAACAAGCGTGGGCTGTTCAGCTCCACCGGCGCTCACTGGGATGGCAGCACTCTCGTCCGGATGTTGAAGCGGCCACGTAACGCGGGGATCCTTCAGCACCGCGGCGAGGAGGCCGGGCCGTCGCAGTGGGATGCCGCGATCGACGAGCCGACCTGGCGGAGTCTGCGCGGGATCCTTGATGACCCGTCGCGGATCCCGGCGGCATCGAATGTGCGCAAGTACCTGGGCTCCGGCCTGTATCTGTGCGGCGTGTGCGGTGAGGGGCTCACCTCGTTCTCGAAGGGTGGGGGGCAGCCTGCGAAGTACAAGTGCCGTAAGAACGCCTGCATCATCCGTGACCTTGCCGCCCTCGACGCATGGGTGACGTCGTACCTCCTGCGGCGGCTGAAGGAGCCGGACGCGGCCCAACTGTTCGCCGGACGCGAGGAGGACGGTGTGGACGTGAAAGCCGCGCAGGATGAGCTGAAGGCTGCCCGGGAAGACCTCGACGAGCTGGCGGCGGCGTTCGGCTCGGGGGAGATCGACATGCAGGAGTGGCGTGTAGCGCGGGCCGGTGCGCGGGCTCGTAAGGAGCGGGCGGAGGCGGTGCTCGCGACGGCGGTTCGGATCAATCCTGCGGCCGAGCTAATTGGGGCCGAGGATGTGGAGGCGAAGTGGGCGGGGCTGGATTTGTCGCGGCAGCGCGCGGCGCTTGACTGGGCGATGACAGTGCGGGTGCTTCCGGCGAAGTCAGGGCGGCAGCCGGGGGGCTCGTACTGGGATCGTGATGCGGTGGGGATCGAGTGGAAGTGACAGGGCCCCCAGCCTTGCAGCTGGGGGCCCTGTTGGCCCGGCCTCCGGTCGCCTGGGAAAGTTCCCGGAGGCGGGCCGTCCTAGGGGGAGACTCGCAGGACAGGCGTTCGGTTGTATGGGTCCTGCATATATCTGCCGGGTGCCCAGACTTTCAAGATTTACCACTGCTGGTAAAGACTTTCCCTCATGATCGTTTCAGCGTTGTGGCGTGCCACTCGACCCCATGCCCGACTGGGTACATGCCCGACGCCGGCAACTCGGGGAACGCATCCGCCTCCGACGCCGCGAACTCCATCTGTCCCAAAGCGCCCTCGGTGAACGCGTCGGCCGTGACCACAAGACGATCCACCGGTGGGAGACCGCCGCGACCGGCATGAGCGTCAACGACCTGCTCCTCTTAGCCGCCGCGCTGGGGGTCCCAGTCGAACAGCTGGTTGTCGAGGAATGAGGGGCCTGCCGCCGGCGCACGGGGTGAACGCACGGCGGCAGGCCCTGGCCGCCTGTCCCCCTCCAGAGACGGCAGCCACCCCGGCCGGGCGGCGCGGATTGCGCGGCCGGGGAGTCAGCGGGATATCGGCGGATGCCGGTCGTGCTGGCGCAGGCGGACGTTGCAGTCCGACACCCGCGAGTAGTCGCTCGCAGCCCGCGCCCGTTCCCGCCGCTCATGCAGCGCCGTACAGGTGGCGCAGTCCGGCACCGGGGCAGGCTCGCGCGGCGGGAGCTGGACGAGGTAGGAGACGGCTTCGCGCCCCCTCATCGGACGGCCGTAACGGTCAGCTCACGCAGGGCCAACAGGTCGGGTGCCGTACACCGGACCGGGTCATCGGCGCACTGCTCACACGACTCGCTGTGGTCGCGGATCGCGGTGCGGGCCTTGTGAGCAACGCAGGCCGGGCAGCCACGCGGAAACCAGGTGCTGTCCTCGACGCCTTTGATCGTGCCCGAGTGCGCGCCGAGATCGAAGGCCGTCTCGCTGTTCAAGCGGCCGTAGCACCAGACGCAATCCGCGCCCCGTAGCTGCTCGCCGGTGAGGAGGTGCAGCATGGTCGGCAGCGGCAACAAGGTGAGAGCGTCGACCGTCGTTTCGTCTCTGGTGTCCATGAGCATCGTCTCTCTCCGACCCGACTCGGTTTGAAAGGACCCCCATCGTCTGGCTGCAATTGCAGCGATGCCATGTAACGGCTACATGGAGGCGCAGTATGGTCACGGAATGAGTCGTCGGGAACTCTGGGCGGACGGGCCCCTGCGCGCAGCGTGGGCGGCCCGTGACTGGCCCACGCTCATCCGCCGGTACCGGGCCCTGGCGGGCATCTCACAGACCGCTTTTGGCGAGCTGATCGGGGTGGACCAGGGC